CGCGCATGTGCGTCGCAACCGATATACTTCTTCATGCTGCCGTACCTCCTTTGCGATGTATAAGCGCGGAACGCTGATCGCATCCCGGTCAGCTCAAGGATCTACGGCAGCGCTCTCATACGATCACGAGAACCCCGAAAAAGATATCTCCTTTACATAGTGCGTCTTGCGAGTCGTTTTTCAGTCGCTTCAGCGGGACGCGCTGTAAGGTCAAAAGCAGATGAGAGTGAGTTGCGCTGAGCAGAACGAGCGCAGCGATCTATTTACCGACAAACTGTGCTGGACCTATACGCCCCTTGCTTCGCAAGCCCGTTTCCGGGCTTCGCAGTCTCGATTGAAGGGCTTTTCGGGACCTGTCGGTTCGGGCAAGAGCGCTGCACTCTGCTTCGAATCAATCAGGAACGCCTACATAAATCGCGGGCGGCAAGGGGTTGTAGCGGCACCTACCTTCGCAATGTTGCGGGACGCCACTCTTACTAGTCTGCTTCGCATGATGGACGAATACGATGTTGAGTTTGAGATGCGAAAGGCGGACGGGGAGCTTACCGTGACGAGCCCTGCCAGCACGCTCCTGTTGAGATCATTAGATGAACCTGAGAGATTGCGGGGAACGAATCTTGCATGGTTCGCAATTGACGAGCTCTCTTACGCGCGAGAAGAGGCTTGGCTGAGATTAGAGGCCCGCTTACGCGATCCCAAAGCGAAGAAACTTTGCGGCTTTGGAGTGTGGACACCTCAGGGACACGATTGGATCTATAAACGATTCATTCACGCTCCCGTTGCCGGATACGATTGCGTGCAAGCCAGACCGTTCGAGAACCGACACGTTCTGGACAGAACACCCGATTATTACGAGCGGCTGGAACGGAGTTACGATCCACGGTTCTATCGACAGGAAGTGCTCGGCGAGTATCTGAACAGCCGCGCGGACCGGGTCTACCACTGCTTCAATCCGAAGGTACATGTCTTACCGCATGTGTACGATCCGCAAAAGCCACTGCTCTGGGCGCTGGATTTCAATGTGGCCCCAATGAGCTCTGTTTTACTCCAGTGGAGCGGATCGCAACTGGTGGTGATCGATGAGATCGTACTGGAACGGGCAACGACTGAAGAAGCCTGCGCAGAGTTCGAAAACAGATACAAAGGTCATGCGCTCCAGATAGAGATTTTCGGGGATGCCAGCGGCAGAAATATGCATACGACCGGCAAGACCGATTACACGTTGCTGCAAGCATTTCTACATCGGGCAGGCTTCAGGCAAATACGCCTGCGTGTACCGTTGAGCAATCCGCCCGTGCTCAATCGAGTTCAGAAAGTGAATGCTCTGCTGACCAACGCTCTGGGCGAAGTGCAGCTGGAGATCGATCCCCGATGCAAGGAGCTGATCAAGGATTTTGAAGAAGTAATGTTCAAGCCGGATTCAGGAGTAATCGACAAAGTTAGAGACCCACGCAGAACGCACGCATCCGATGCGCTCGGGTATGTGATTTGGGAGTTGTTCACCGAAAAAGTCAGATCCGGGGAGATGGACCGGAGACTTTTTTGAAGCGCGGGCGAGAGAGGACAGAAATGACGGAGATCGATCGGGAACACCCGGACTATAAGCGGCAGAAGCTCATGTGGCGGACGTACCGCGATTTGTACGTGGGCGGACATGAATTTAAGACGCACGCGTCCGACTACCTTCTGAGACGGCAAAAGGAACCTTTGGACGTGTACAGCGAGCGCTTGCACCGCGTCTTTTACGAAAACTACATCGGGTCGATCATCGACTGGTACGCAGCGACTTTATTTCGACGGGAACCGACCGTGCACGTGGAGCAGGGTCTGGACTCCGGGCGCCGCTTCCTCGCCGAATTTTCGGACGATTGCGATCGCCGGGGAACTAAGCTTTCTGCCTTCTTCCGCCAGCGTCTGATTGAGGCACTTATTTCGGGAGCCAGTCATATTCTGCTTGATTTTCCACGCGCATCAAAAGTTCCCCAAAACCGGGCGGAGGAGGACACAGAGGGCATCTCAAGAGCGTTTTTGGTCCCCTTTGAGGCCGAAGACCTTATCAACTGGAGTTGCGATCCGCGGGGCGACTACGAATGGGTTGTACTGAGACGTAAGACACGACGCCAACCCAGCATAGATTCTTCCGAGATCATCGAAGAGACTCTTTGGTACTACTACGACAAATATCGATACAGGACTTACCGGCGCATCGAGGGCGGAGAACATGCGCAGACCATTGAACTGGTATCGCAAGGCTCGCACTGCCTGGCCCGCGCGGGCCGCGTCCCACTGATCACGTTGAAATTCAGCGACGGTTTGTGGCTGATGAACAAGGCGGCTAATCTCCAGCTCGAGCATTTCAACAAATCAAACGCGCTCGGTTGGGCGATCACCATGGGCCTGTTCGCAATGCCGGTCATCTATTCCGACCGCGAGTGGAACCAAATCGTTGGCGAGAGTTACTTTATTCAACTGGGTCCAAACGACAAATTCGGCTGGACAGAGCCTGACGGCAAGGTGTACCAGATTGCCGCGGAAAATCTTCAATCTCTCAAAGAGGAGATTTATCGAGTCTGCTATCTCTCGCAGGCTTCCGGCGAAATGGCGAGCGGCCATGCCCAGTCGGCTTTGAGCAAGCAGCTGGATTTCGCCATCACGCAGGAAGTGCTTCGCGGCTACGGAGCATTGGTTAAGGAAACGATTAACGCGGTGATACACGCAATCAGCGAGGCTCGCCAGGATGGACTCGTGGTTTCGGTATCGGGCCTTGATGAACTTGATATCAGCGACTTTGGCACGGAGCTTCAACAGGCGGCGGCGCTGCTTCAAGTTGGCATCAGCTCGCCCACTCTGAAGGGCCAAATTTTTGAGCGACTGGCGTTTAAATATTTGAGCGACGCCCGGCAAGAAACAAAAGATCAAGTTGCGCATGAAATTAGAGCGCAACTGAAGAACTGAGAGGCTTTCATGTCAGACCAGATACAAATGGACAAGCATTCCGATAGCGGACCAAACATTCGAGATGTGGTCCGGCAGGCAATTGAGGAGTTTGTGAATGCGGAGCAACGCAAAGCTGAGCCGGCCTATCAGGCGGAGTTGCAGGACGAGCGAAGGCGTCGCGAGGGCCTGGAAGCACGCCTGAATCAGCTTGTAGAAGAGAACAGAAGGGCAAGAGCAGCCGCCGAAGAGGCCGACCGAAGTTCGCAAATTCGAGCCGAGCTTCAACGCCTAGGCGTGGCGAAAGTAGATCTTGCATTTCGGGCGGTGAAAGACGAAATCGTCCGCACTGAGAACGGCCATCTGCAGTCAAAGGGCTCTGACGGAAGAACCATGCAGGAATACCTGGCGAACTTCGTACAAGAAAACCCCGAGCTTTTGCCTGCGCGGATCGCCGGAGGCAGCGGAGCGCATTCGCCGCTGCGTGGATCGCCTGAGGGCATGGTCGGGATAGAGATCGAGAAGATCAAACCCGGCATGAACAAGGAAGATCTTGAACGCGTCCGCAAAGAGATTTCACGCCTTGCATCCCAGGCACTCCGGGGCGCGTAGTTACTGAAATCTATCCAACGCCACCCGGATTCGATCGCTTAATCCGGGCGGATCCCAGTGTCGGCCATGTGAAATGCGCCGGCTGTTAGAAGTCACCGACATTACAACATGTCGTGAAAATCATAGAGGAGATTTATGTCAACAATCACATCTGCCAATCTGGCAAATGCAATCGTCAAGCTCGTAGCAGCCGATGCATTGCCGGCCCTGATGGGAAACCTCGTCATGGGTAATCTGGTGAATCGCGACTACGAACCTGTACTGGCACATGCTGGCGACACGGTCAATATTCCGATTCCGCCAGTTCTGGTCGCTAACAATATTGCCGAAGGCGGTACCGTCACTCCGCAGAACCCCAATCTCGGCAACGCACAGATCGTCCTAAATACCCACGCGGAAGCATCTTTCCAAATTCCGGACGTGACCAAAGCCCTGGCGTTTCCCGATCTGCTTAGGGCATACATGCAGCCGGCCGTAGTTGCTATTGCCGAGCGAGTTGAGCGGGACCTGCTGAATCTGTACAGCCAGTTTACGGCGAACACACCAGTTGGATCGGCTGCAACGCCGATTACTGAAGCTACGATCGATGCGGCAGAAACTTCGTTGTTCAGCGCAAAGGTGCCGCCGACTGCTCCAAAGTATCTAGTTGTCGATTCAAACACATACTCCCAAATCCGGCAGATTCCGAGGTTTAGTGAATACTATTCGGCGGGAGAAGCGGGATTAAAGGCGCTGGTCGAGGGAAATGTGGGCAAAATGAAGGACTTCTTCATTTTCCGCTCTCAGTTTGTGCCAGTCACGGGAACGGCTACGCCGAACACCCACAACCTGGCTTTCACTCGGGACGCCCTTGGCTTGGTGATCCGCCGACTGCCCCAACCTCTTCCCGGAACGGGCGCAGTGGCGGAATATGCGGAAATGGGCAATTTCGGAATCCGCATCGTCATGAGTTATCAACCGAACACCCTGTCTCAGCAGTTCACTGTGGATGTTTTATATGGGTGCGGTGTGCTTCGGAATAACTTTGCAGTTCAGGTGAACAGCTAGTCAGTCAAGATAGCGAACACATATTGGGGAGCCGACCGGCTCCCTTTTTGATTTTGGAAGGGATGGACTGTGGACCTAAGACAATACTTTCGAAAGATACGGGAGATCGAAGCCGGCTTGTCCGACCCGTTCCCGGTTGTGAGCAGCCTCGAAACTCCGGATGGCGGGAAGGCAGGGATCATCTCCGAAATCCCACGTTCGATAGCGGCCAAGATGATCGTCGAAGGGCGAGCCGTGCTTGCCAGCGAGGCAGAGCGGGATAGTTATCGACAGCAACAACAAGAGGCAAAAGCCGCAGCGGAGAAGGCGGATCTTGCGAAGCGGCTTCAAGTAGCCTTCATCTCTGAACGAAACCTGAACTCCGGGTCCAGCCGCCGGCCCCCCGGTATTTCTGAGAAGTGATTTATGGCACTTTTTACCGATGCCGGAATTGTTACGCTCGACGACTTGCTGCAATTCGAAGCTTCACTTGTACAAATTGCCTCATCACACGGCATTAACGTCGAGACGAAGGTGAATCTCGCGGTCGACGCGATCGGCGATAAGTTACTGCTCTGGCTCTTAGAAGTCGGCGCATCCGATCCACAGTTCTTGAATCGCAGATTGCTTGGATTGTCTACCGTTGTAGTTACGTCTTCATTACATCGATGGCTTTGTTTCGACTCCCTTTCGCGCTTCTTTGCTGAGGCATACAACGTTCAGCTTAACACCCGGTTCCAGGCTAAATGGACGGAATACCAGAACGAAGCCGATCAAGCATCGCAGATGTACTTCATGTCAGGAGTAGGAATCGTTTATAAGCCCTTGCCGCGGCCGGCGCTGCCGTTGGTCTCAGTTCAGGACGGAAATTCCCCGGCTCAGGCGATGTTTGTTCAGACTGCCTGGGTAGGTGCAGCAGGACACGAAAGTGCGCTAAGCCCAGTGAACGGGTTGATCTTGAATCAGGACTCCACAATCGTGGTCAGCATGGCCGAGGGCGTGACGGGCGCCCCAACTGCTGCAGCGGGATGGAACGTCTACGCGAGCTCCAGCGAAAACGATTTGACCCGGCAAAACTTTGCCCCTCTTCCGATCGGAGCCACGTGGCAGCTTCCGTCGACGGGTCTTAGTGAAGGACCCAATGCGATCGGAGGCCAAACGCCAGAGTTTTACATTCGCCTATCTAGGCAAATAAGGCGGGGATAAATGTTACCGTTAACTCTTCTCGCCTCACAGAAGGTCGCCAACCTGCTAATTCAGGAGGGGGCTCTTCAAAAGCAGATCGACGCAATTTCCGCGCAGGCAGGGATACAGATACCGGCCATAAATTCGGCCCAAATTGTGATAAGTTCGGTCGCTCCTGATCTTGCTGATAGAGACATTCAGCTCTCATACCCGCGAGTCTGCCTTTATAGCAACGTCGTGAAAAATGCGCAAACCGAAAAGTTTCGGTCCTTTTCCGGGGCGGTAGGCGTTGTGGCCGAAGCATGGGCGAGCGGTAACCTGGTCACCCAGACAGATGAGTGGATCCACTATTACGTGGAGGCAATTACCACCGTCTTGCGGACAAATGTCGGAGATTGGGGCGACGGGATGTTCTTTTCGGGTCGATACGACGTAAAGTTTCAACAGCCTAAAACAGGCGGCTTAGGGTTCGTTGAGTCGGCGGCAATTATGTGCAGCGTCGAGGCGAGCCTTAGTTAGGGAGGGAATATGGCGAGCTATATATCTTCGACGGCCAATCGATTCTACGTCGCCAAAGAGGCAGCGTATGGCCAACCGGCTCCGGTCTCTTCAGAGAATCGGTTTTCGGGTGCGAGGTTTCAGGCACACCAGGTTATGGAGGGCACAAAGCGCCTTGATAAAACAGGAACACGAACGTTTCTAGGCGCCCCTAAAACCGCGCGACGCCATACAGCCTTTGAAGTTCGCAGTTATTTGACGTCCTGGTCTGGCGTAGGGGAGCCGGGCTATGGACCATTCTTTCAGGCGGCCATGGGCACCGTTCCGCAGTTCGTTGGCGCGTTGTCCATAACCGCTGTACAGAGAGGAACGCAGATCCAGACAGCCGTTCCACATGGACTTTCAGCAGGATCGGCGGTCTGCTTTTCGAACGAGCTCCGTTTTGTAGTCAGCGTACCCGATGCAACCACAATCGCCATCAACGCCGGTTTCTCAACCGCTCCCGTTCCTGGTCAAGCGCTCGCACCCGCGGTTACATACCGGCTCGCGAGCGGGTTACCCAGTGTAACAGTGTACGACTACTGGGATCCCGCGACGGCGGTTAGCCGCGTGCTTACCGGCGCCGCTGTCGACACTTTGGACATTACGGTAAATGGTGACTACCATGCATTCGTTTTCAGCGGACCGGCGGCCGATCTCCTCGATTCGACAACTTTCACGCCGGGCACTAGCGGGTTGAACTCCTTTCCGATCGAACCACCAATAAGCGCATTCAGCTACTCGATTGTTCCCGGACACCTTGGCCAAGTCTGGCTGGGAGGCGTAGGTAGCCAATTCTTCACGCTGACTGCGGCGAGCATCGAGGTTAGGAATCATATAGATGTTCGGAACCAGGAATTCGGCTCTTCATATCCCAGAGCAATTGCTCCAGGCATGAGGCAAGTGAGTTCACGGTTTTCAGTTTTCGCGCAGGACGATGCGCAGACAAAGGCGCTTTATCAAGCGGCAAAGGCTCGGTCTCTTATATCGTCGATGCTACAGCTTGGCCAACAGCGAGGTGAGCTTATGGGACTGTTTCTGCCTCAAATGACGCCGGAAATTCCTCTTTTCAACGATTCAGAGACCCGGCTGCAGTGGGAATTCAACGGCAACCTGGCACAAGGAACATCGGATGACGAACTTTTCATCGCATTCGCTTAGCACGCCGGATTACGTCACAGTGGTCTGGCATGACAGTGAGACCATACCAGGCGTTCGTTTTGGCACCCGGCGCGTGTCCCTCGCGGGACGCATCGAACTTTTAAAACGTGTTCGGGAGCTGACGCTTAGATATGAATTCTTAAAGGCCGGCGATTCGGCAGAACAAGCCGAAGCATCGCTATCAGAACTGCTTGTGCAGCAGTTACTGCTTGGTTGGGGCCTGATGGAAGTAAACGGGCTGACGATAGATGGACAGCCAGCAACGCGAACGAGTCTGATCGAAAGTGGACCAGAAGTACTGTCAGACGAGATTGCAGAGGCTGTGCGGAGGGAGATCGGCCTCTCGGAAGAAGAACGAAAAAACTTCTAATCGCATTCCATTTCCAATTTTCCTCACCAGCCGCGTGGGAATGCGATGCCTGCCGGAAAAGCGGTCTGGTGAAGGTCAGGAACTGTGCGTGGGATGGCATTGATGCGCCGGAACCGGCACGTCCAGTTTGGGCCCGGGGCCAAGTCGTATGCACCCAGTGCCCTAAATCATTGATTACCGCAGAAAGCCTGAGCTATCTCGAGGTCTTTCTAAGCTGGAAGGCAGCAGGCGGGGGAAGCGTCCTTTTAATGGATGCGAAAAGCGCCGACGCCATTCTGGCACTCGAAGAAGAGTGGCAAAGGGAAAACAAAGATGGCGAAAAAAAATAACATGGCGGGAGTGCTATCCGGGTTATCGGGCTCGAAGAGCGGAACAGGCCTGAGCGGCGGATCCACAACTGTAACCAACCTGGTCGTCCCTCTTGCAGACCGCAGTCTCTCAAGTACATCGACGCTAACGCGGCTAACCGACATGAAGACGTCGGACATCAGTGGAACTCCGCTGCCAAAGTCGATTCAGTTCGGTACGCCGTCGAGTACTAAAACAACAACATCATCCAGCAATGGAAACAGTTGGAGTAAATTACTTACGCAGACAGCCTCAGGCGGCCTTGCAAGTGCGTTGGGAAACGGATTCGGCAGTATTGGTGGCCTCGGATCCGTCGTCTCCGGGCTCGTTCACCTGTTTGGAGGCGGCAGCAAACCGGAGACTTCGCCACTCGCCCGATTCCAATTACCCAATTCAAAAACCCAGACAGTCTATATAGGATCACAAAGAACCTCTGTCTTGCAAGGAGCCGCCTTTGAGCAGTCGATCAAAACCGACTCGCAGCCGATCTATTCTTCAACGGGAGCTCATATGAGTGCGCCTCCATCGCAACATGTTGACGCTGCAACGATCGTTCAAACGGTGAAACAGGCTCTTCTTAGCTCATGCTCCTTAAATGACGTGATTTCGGAGATCTAGATGGCAACATTCCCCCTGCTGGCATCCGGCGCCGTAACGCAATATCCTGTACCGCAGACCAGCGGCCAAGCAGTACAGGTGATTCGCTTTCTCGATGGCTCCGATCAGCGTTATCTCACACAAGGCCGGATTCTCCGCCAGTGGCAAATCCGGCTCAGCCTTTTAACTGACCGCGAACTCGAGCAAATCGAGACCTTCTTCTCTGCCCAACAGGGAGACTACGCTTCGTTCCAATTCCCCGATCCGATCAGCGGAACAATTGTGCCGAACTGCCGATTTGGCACGCCTTCGCTTGTCACTGAGTACGCCGGCATCGACAAAGGGTTGACATCGTTTTGGGTAATCGAGACAAATGGCTAATCTTTACTTTCCGCAGCTTAGCAGCGGGGCACTCGCGCAGTACCCGATACAGAAAACGCGCCTGCTTCGCACGATAAAGAACGTTCTACCAGATGGCAGCATGTTTCTGGCTGTTGATCCGGGATCCTCACATCTCTTATGGAATCTGTCTTATGTCGATCTATCCACTTCGGACATACAGACCCTGCAAACGCATTTCGCTGCGTGCAAAGGACCTCTCCATGCATTCACGTTCATAGATCCGACGGATAACATGCTGCTGTGGAGCGCGGACCTATCCAATCCGTCCTGGCAGAATCAGTCAGCGCTCGTTACCATCAGCAGCGGAGTCGCAGATCCTTTCGGCGGGTCAGGCGCCTTTACGATCACCAACAACGGCGAAACCAGTCAGGATCTGACGCAGACACTCAGGGTCCCGTCAAACTTCAACTACTGCTTTTCTATATATCTTGCGAGCTTCCAGCAAAGCTCGGCCACATTGATTCGTAGTGGCGGTTCCGCCACACAATTGGTCAGCGGCGGTGTCTCGCAGGGGTGGACGCGATTGATATCCGCTGGACGGCTCGTGGATTCAGGAATGGAATTCGCCGTTGGGCTGCGTCTCTTGCCGGGTCAACAACTTATAGCTTATGGTCCTCAGTTGGAAGCACAGCCGGCGCCGTCCCCCTACCGTCCGACTACGAGTACTGCGGGAGTATACCCAGGTTCACACTGGTCGGTAGAACAACTTCCAATCGCAACCACTGCACCGGATCTATTCTCGACCACGTTCACTATCGAAACTGTTGCCTAGCTTAGCATGAGCACCATTAACATCGTCAAGCAGCTCGCCGAAGCTGACACACCACTTCTGTTCTTTCAGTGCGTGATGCCCTCAGGCGACGCACAATATTGGAGCACCCATTCTATCAGCTTCAACGGCAACACTTATTCTGCCAGAGTTTTGAAGCATAACCTATTCGACCTACAGCTTTCGGCTGACGATGCGATGGATGGAATATCACAGCTTTCGCTGACGCTTGCGAATGCAGATGGCGTTTTATCGGAGCTGAATACCGTAATTGGATTCAAAGGATCGCTGCTGACCGTATATTTTTCATTTGCCGATCTTACCCAACAAGTAATCACAACTGAAAGCACTGTTCTATTTCGCGGAATTGCCGGTGACCCAGACGAGATTACAGAGGACAGCCTGTCGCTGACCTTTACAAACAAGCTCAGCTTGCAGAGAATCCCGGTTCCCGAAGTCCGCATTCAGAGGTCTTGCCCGTGGAATTTTCCTTCTACACCTGCCCAGCGCGCGGAAGCGAAGGATGGCGGCACTAGCGGCTCTTACTCGCGCTGGTATCGATGCGGGTACTCGGCGGATCAGTCGGGTGGTACAGGTAATCTAAACCTGGGACAACAGACGTTTACAACCTGCGATAAGTCACGGGGACAATGCCGGGAAAGAGGCATGTTCGATCGGGACTCAAGCGGAAACGTCACGCGAAGATTCGGAGGTTTCGACTTCGTGCCTTCCGCTATCATGGTGCGAACATCCGGCGACAAGACATCTCATCTCTCACCACTCCTGGACAACGCTGCAAAATTCAACGACCCAGTGCCACTGGTTTATGGAACCGGCTGGTTAAAGGCGCCTGTCATCTTCGCGCGAAATGATGGAAACCTCACCCATATGGAGGTTCTACTCGGCGCCGGACCTGTACACGAAGTTTTGAAAGTTGTCGTGAACGATGTGGAAATCCCATCAGTTCAGGGCAAGGATATGACGAGCACAGGCTGGTATTCGCTAGTCACATCAGGGGAGCGTCAAGGGGGCTTCAACCTGGACTTCACAGACGCAAGCGGAAACCCGTCCGGTGATCCGTACGGAAGCTTGTGCGTGCTTTCGGTAATCGTTCCGAACCGGATCAGCAGCGGGACATCTCTTCCGAATGTGGAAGTTTTGTTGCAGGGCCTGGAAATCGATGTATATGATGGCAGCGTCAAAACCACCGGCTTCACAAACAATCCGGCCTGGGTAATTTTGGATTTACTTCGGCGGTGTGGGTGGTCTGTTGCCGATCTAAGTCTGACAACCTTTTCAGCAGCAGCTGCCTTCTGTCAAGAATTGATTCATACGACCGATCTGAATGGCAATAGCCTTCAGGTTCCCAGATACGGATGTAACTTAATTCTTACAAAGCGACAGAGTGCTGCTACGGTCATACGCGGAATTCGAGTTGCGTCAAGTCTGATGCTGCGTTATGGGCCGAGTGGATTGCTGGAATTACTACCGGAGACGACGATTGCATCCCAGCAGCCTAGCCTTCCGGATGGAAGCAACAGCACTGAGGCTATCAACGGAGGTTGGCCGGTTTACGAATTCAGCGACTCAAGTGCCCTGTTCTCTGGGATTGCGAGGGATGTACGCGGAGCATCTACACTGCGCCTGACCTCACGGTCTATCACGGAAACGTCTAATCGCCTAAGTATCGAGTTCCAGGACGAATCGAACGAGTATCAGCAGGATAGCCTATCCCTGGTTGATGCGGACGACTCGGCCTTGATCGGATACGAAATCAGCAGCCAGTCGAC